GTCGCCTCCGGCCACGTCTCATCCCACCTGTCGACCGACAGCGCCCACGCCAGATAGGGCAGCAGGCTTACCGGGCAGGTGCGCCAGTTCCACAGGGTGCGCAGCAGTACCGGTACGCGCTGAATTTCAGAGAGCGCAGCAGCGGCAGCAACTTCCAGCGGCGACGAGCCAACGGGTAACAGCCGGTCACTCATCCGAGCCCCCGATAGTTATCTGGTACTCGGTACAGTTCGACGCCTGCGACTTACTCAGCACAATATCGGCCTTCGGTGATTCCAACTCGACACGCTGCACCCCCTCAACATGCAGCGCCGCATAAATGGCTGACAGACGAATATCACGCCCGAGTCGGCGCTGCGCGCTGATATAGCTTTGCAATTTCTGCTCTGATGCCTGCCTGATGGGTTCAGATTCGGGGCCGGGATAAACGTAAAGCGTGGCGTCAATCTGGTACGGCACAATCTCGGCTGACTGGACGGTCACACGGTCAGCCACCGGTCGCACATCTTCGGCGTTCAGTGCTTTTTCAACGATTGCCAGTAACTCAGGGCTCGCGGTGCCGTCACCCTCACGGGATAACACGGAAATCGTCACGCAGGCGGGCGACGGGCTTTCGACCGACACGTCGGCGACCCGTCCGTCAGCGCTTCGACCGTGATACTCATAGGCACCAACCGGACCCGCCACGCTTAATCCTTCAAATGCTTGTTGTGTGCGCAGTCGCAGGTCAGCATCTGATTCCATAACGGCAGGCGTTGGCGGTATGGTGGTGTCATCAGCAGGGGTAATGGTCAGGCGTACGGTATTATTGTTCCCGGCCACAACGTCAAGGTCTCGACCGGTTGAATAGGCCAGCGTTACCGCCTGCGCGGCTTCGTTAACACGCTGACGCCAGATAACTTCACGGTAGGCGTTTTCCTGCAGCAGCTTCACAATCGGCTCTGACTCAAGTGCCAGCGTCCGGGCGATAGCCTCCTGCTGATTTTCGGGATAAAGCGAAATTAGCGTCGCAATGCGTTCGGCAAGAATGGTTTCAAAGTCCAGTTCTTCCACCACATCGGGAACGGGTAACTGATTCAGGTCAACGGTTGCCATAGTGATTTAACTCATTGGAATGGTTATAGAAAATGACTGGCTGCCGGTCGAGCGTGTGCCGGTGATGTCGACATACAGCCCGCCGTCGGTCTCCGACCGTTCAAAGGTAATGGTCGAGAGGTCTACGCGTGGCTCCCACTTCTGGATCGCGGAATAACACGCGGCCATAATCTGCAGGCGCAGCGCCGGAGTCTGCGGCTGGTCAATCATCTGCGACAGGAGCGAGCCATATTCACGACGCATGACGCGCGAGCCAACCGGCGTGACCAGAATGTCGCGCATGCTTTGCCGGATATGCTCAACCTCAGAGATACTGAAGCCGGTCTGGCTGTTCATTCCCAGATAACGCACCGTCATTTGATGCCCTCCGTCCAGCTTCCGCCCCGTTCGACGCCGCTGTGGTCGTGGTTATCCACCTGCACACCGTTTGATTTCAGTGTCCCCCCGGTGTGCTCGATGTTCCCGCTCATAGTCCCGCCTTTCTGCACTTCGAGCGTGCCGGTCGTTAGCTTGTTGGTGCATACAACCTCCGGCGTATCGAGCGTGATACGGGTAGAGGCTTTCACCAGTACCACCGGTACGGTGGCCGTAATGGACTCAGACGCGGTGACGTCAGCGGTCTTGATGCCTGACACGGTTAGCGCCCCGTTTTCGGGTTTGTATTCGATAACCGCCCCGTCAGGAAAGGAAACATGAAGCGCATCAGGGGAGGCAGACGGCGCGGGATTGTCATCCGAGAAAATACCGGGCAGCACAAACGCTGTATCGAGCTCGCCGCCGATCGCCAGCAAAAGCACCTGCTCGCCAACGGATGGAGCCCACCATACGCGCGAGCGACCGGCGCGACAGGTAAGCCAGTTCAGCCAGGTGGTTTCCATGCCGCCGGTCTGGACACGACAAAGCCCCTCGTCGTGGTCGACGTCGGTCACGATGCCGGTGCGGATAAGGTTGCGGATCGCGCGTGCGATTTCCTGCAGAGAATTTAAATTATTCATGGGGAAAGAATGCCGCCGGGCAAGGCCAGCGGCAATCTGGCGGGGTTTTGTGGCTGATAGAACAACAGACACTAAGGAAAGATTTGATTAGTTAGGAACAACTTTAATAACAATTAAAAGTTAAAAGATCGCAAACTAAATAAAAAGTGAAATAGCAACAACTTAGAAAGTTGCCTTAAGAGTTCGCTTTATTGGAGGACTCTTTTCTCACCTCAAACTTCCCCCCCTTGAACATAATATTCGAATCTTTAATGCCATATAAAAGCATTTCATAAGGATGATTAATTTTCTGTTCTTTTGTTGCAACACCCGAGCTCAACAACTGTAATAAAGCAACATGATGTTCACTGGTGCCTAACTCTACCATCCTAGACGCCATACCATTAATTTGCTCCCTTTTCAAAAAATCCTCCCTTAGAGAAAGCAGTGTTAAGCTTCGTGCATTGCAGAATTTTATCATATATACAACAAAAGCGCCCAAACCAATATATGAGAAGGACAAGGCGAAATAAACAGTCGGAGTTGCAGCAACCGCACGGCCTATTACCAAAAACAGAAACAAACCAAAGAAATAAATAACATTAACCAACATAAACATGTTACTCATTAATGCCTTAGTGCTTCTTGTTGCATCATATTCTTTCTCAAGGTGCTCTAAGAAAGATGAGATTTTAATTACACCAAGCTTATCAAGAGTGGATTTTTCTAAATCTTTAAACCCTTTACTTTCTCTAATCAGCTTATCTGTTATTTTTCCCAAGGTGTCATTCAGAGATTGCGCAACAACTTCTTCAACGTGTTTTTCAGAGTTGACATTTGAAAGTGCATGCGCCGCCAACTCACTTTGCTTGTCCTCAATCAATCTGTTAAGGTTTTCTTTGTACTCAACAAAATAATCCCTACCACTTTCACTCATTAACACATCACGAACCAGCTTTTTCAACTCATCCTCTGAAAAAGCTTGATTTTTTAATTGCGTTTCTTTTTCATCATCTTGAGGTTTGGAGCTATAACGATCTTTACCTGAATCTAATAAGTTTCGCGATATAAATCTTGACAATGGCCCGCTAGCAAAAAAAATAACACCTAAAATAATCAACATATATGGTGAGGCGCTAATGAATGAACGAACAACCTCGTATGTGTATTGGTTCATAATACATTTCAGTCCAAAATTAAATTACTTGTTATCTTCTCATCATCTAACGATTGCTTCACTTTGACAATAAAAAAATTCAAATTTAGTTGGATGCCAATCGGCAACATGCTTGTTATCGTACTCGATTACACTTCAGATGCTTTAATATCAAGTCTTCAACAAGCTGCTCGTTACCGCTGTCAAACCCAAGCAGCCAACGCTTAGCATACTGCACATCCATGGCATGTACATTTGGCCGGTCTTTTAGACCTAACTGATGGACACGCGCGATACGCTGCACTTTGCCGGTGAATTCCACCACCGCGCTGTTTTCACGGCCAGAGGCTTTCATGTAACGGCTTGTGCGGAGCTTCTGGAACATCGCTCGCTTAATCCACCCGCTCTTAGCCCTGAGAGGCTGATGCTTTCGCGCCTGATACGGTGAGCCATCCGGGGCTTTTTGCTGTTTGATACGTTGCTGTTGCGACTTGCGCAGCTCCTTAGCTATCTCCCCGGCAAGCTTACGGCGTGCTGCCGGTGACAGGGCAGCAATCAGACCGTTGAGCCGGTCGTCAAAGGGCTTAAATTCACTCATCCCATTTACTCGCCAGCTCCCCGTCAAGATAGAGCTCTTTTGGTGGGGTTACGGGTTCCGGCAGCGGCGGCTCCGGGGCATAGCTCACGTGCAGCGCGCCGTTTTCCTCTTTGATAAGGGTGCGCTCGGTGAGCTGCAGGCTGATGCTGATATCGACGCTGTCCCCGTCGTTCAAATCCATCTGGAAACGGTAGCCCTTTTTGCGGCCGTCATCGAGCGTGCAGATATCCGGCTGGTTTTGCCTGAGCCATGCGGCCACCGGCACGAAAATCAGGTCAGGGTCGCCCACAAAGTCACACACGATCACATTCAGGGTATAAATTTTCTCATGCGACAGCGAGGCCGCGAGCCGCGCATCGATATTTCCCTCATCGGCAAAGATGCGCATCATTTCGGGGTTTGTTTCAAGCTGCGGGACGGCTTTAATCAGCGCTTCGCGCAGGCTGCGTGCTTTCTTCATCGAGTTTATCCTGACAGTCTTTGACGGTTTCAACCTGCAGCGCGCAGGCGGCGAGCGCGTGCTCAAGCCTGCGAATATCGGCGCTCAGATCGCCATTAGTGGCCGGGTCGCTTCCCGGCATCGGGCAAAAGCTCACCTTCGGGCAAGCGCTGTAAACAATGACCGGCGGAGGCGCAACCGGCACGGGTGTGCAGCCTTCGCACAACATTAGGCAGCTCAGCGCTATACCAGCGGCGTAAGGTTTGATTCTCATTTATCAGCCTCGTAA